GTAAAGGGTAGTGCTAGTAGCGTTCCCTGTGGCTAATGTAATCTCTCCGGTGTTATTCGTTTTGCCATTCATAGCACCACGAACAACCTCAGCCACCTGTCTAGGATCAGACCCGAAAGGTGGTAACGTCTGGAACTGGACTCGCCTAGTCATCGATTACCCTGCTTAAATACGTCTACTTCCATCCCTACAGCGGTTTTCCAGTTAGCCCCTGTAGGAGTCAACCTTAGCCTGTGGTATTCACCGTTAGACCGTAGCGAAATACGGTTCTCAGCGTCAGCAGCAGTCTCCTGATAGAACTCCACCACCTCGTTAAGCAAATCCCTGCTGGAAACAGCCACAGACGCACTACCATTGTCCACAATCGGCTTAACAAGCGTTATCGTAGAACGACCTATCGATATGTCTCCAGTCGTGATATTCGCTGTTTTAGGCTGTCCTGAGAAGGCAATAATCTTGCTGCCAGATACACCAGCAAATAACAATCGACCACCTGCAAATACAGGAGAATCCAAAGGAATCTCTAAGGCATCAATGTTGTTATTGTAGTTATCTACCTGCTCTAACGTCGCTGAAGGCGTTAGCACAAATGCAAGAGATGTCGCTGTGGTCGTAGCGTAAGACCAACGGTCTAGGTCTATTGAGTAAATTAACAAATATTTGATGTTAAACGTACCTGCAAACCGCCAAATCACCAGTTTACGGATAGGATCAACCGTAGCACTCATGCCAGTCGTAATTTCCCCCGGCACAGCGTTTTCAAAGAACCAGCGGTTGACCTTTTCTGCGCCAATATTTTTAGTAGTCTGACCATCGCAAACGTAAAAACCGTCATCCGCTAGGAAATAGGTCAATCCACCATATTGAGTAATAGAACCGTTAGAAATACAGCCTAAAGACCTAGAAATAGCGTCAAATTGGAAGAAAAACGGGCTACCAGCATAGGTCATCCGGTAAATTGCCCTCTCTAGGAACACTAAACCGTATTCACCCCCTGCCAAACCAGTAATATCTCCACCGTCAGGAATTACCTGACTATCTGATTGACTAGCAGCACCCGGAGTCCAGTCAGTTTCGTCGTTAATATCCGACCAATAGACCTTGTTCTCGTCACCACCGGGATCATTAGCCGCTACAACGAAGTCCTTAACCACCGTTACGAACTTGGCTCTAGGTGCAGCAGCCGCTAAATCAGCAAAATTAGTCGATGAGTTCAGCGTCCATGACTGTAGTTTGTCTGATCCGTTAGCCAGAATGATCTTTGCGCCAAACTGAGTAACATCCCACGACTCTACAGCCGTATATCCTGTAGTCGTAGCAGCGTCTAAGCTGGCATCAGAGCTATCAAACTTGTAAATCTGAGTGGCTCCAGCAGCAAATAGCGTCGTAACACCACCAAATTTACCAGCAAACGTAATCAATAACGCCTGAGCAGCATCATCCGAGTAATTAGCCTCACTAGGAAATGGCGCATATCCGTTAGAAACCGGATAACAGTTCTTGGCATCCGTCACAGCACCAGTTATTCCGGGCTGATCTGGCAACCACTCCCCAAAAGTTATCTTTGTCGTAGCCATGTATCAGTTCCAGTAGGCTTTAATGTCCAAGTATTTGATCCCGGACTTGTATTTGTCCATGTATCCGAACTCGCTGCAACAGCAGTCCAGACATCATTGCTTGCAGGAATATCTGTCCAAACATTCGTCTCCGGCGTTATTGGCGACCATTCCTCACCAACAATCATCCCATCAGCAGTTACCGTTACATTAACAGCAATACTCGCTATCGGGAAGTGAGACACAACCGCACTAGCCGTTACATCAGCCGTAGCATCAACAGAAGCAGAACCGACTAGCTGCCTAATACCACTTGCAGTAACCGTAGCCGTACACGTTATAGCCGCATTGCCATAACGCATGACTGTTGCAACAGAGGAAACAGTAGCATTTGCCGTTACAGCAGCAGAGCCGATAATTGTGTTATTGCCTCTAGCCGTTACTGTTGCCGAACAAGTAACAGAACCATTACCAAAGACCTGTCTAAAACCCCTCGCCGTAACCGTCGCAGAAGCGTTTATAGCCCCGCTGAAGTGGACAATACGGTAAGCATCAGCAGTTACCGTAGCAGCACAAGAAATCGCCCCATTAACGCTGTAATTGACTCTAGCAGCCGTTGTTACAGTCGCCGTAGCAGATACCGCTGCACTAGCCCTGTGGTCTACAAACGCTGATCCTGATACCGTTGCCGAAGCTGCAATAGACGCAGACGCTAATACAGGTCTGTCACCTGTACTAGCAAACGTACCAGCCGAAAACGGTATGAATCCAAACATTACAATGCGCTAATCTGTGATGTTGTTAATGAAGTAATATCTCCACTTACTAATGCTGATACGTCTGTACTCGTTAAGGCTTGGGTGTCCTCTGTAGTCAGAGTCTCTGGCAAAGCATACTCAACCCATTGCTCACTTGACTGCGACCACGACCATTTATAGCCCTCACGCTCCTCTGGCTTAGGATCACGAATAACCCATCCCGGTGGATACCACCAGACCACCTCTTTGCCCTCAGGTGCATCAGGCGCATCAGGTACTTCAATCCAGCCCTCTGTGCCATCTGTCTCTGGCTTTGGAATACTTCCGTTTTTAGAGTACATGAGTCACCTATTGCAATGGGAAGGATGAAGTTGGAGCTGTGAAGTTACTGGTGTAACGAGCAACTCTACTAATCCTAAAATCATCTATATATCCTGTAAACATACCTGTCCCAAGATTAAAACCACTACCTGCAATAACGGGTCTTTGAGCATAACTAATGTAGTTAGTTGAATCTGTATATGTAGACCCAGATTGAGTACCGTTTATAAATAATCTTGTACTTGTTCCAGACCTACAAACTGCAATGTGCGTCCAAGTATTTGCTGATAGGACAGAACCTGTTATTTGCGCTCCAGTATTTGTGTAATAAATCGTGCCTGTATTGTCAAAATATAACGATGGATAAGCTCCGTTTACTGAAGCAGGTCTAAAATCAAACAAAAATATAATAGACCCACTCATTGCTACTGTGCTGTATACCCAAGCCTCAATCGTAAAATCTCCAGTCCCAAACGCATGAATTGGCGCACTACTGGTAACAGATGGATAATTAGGAATTAAAAAATCACCATTACCATCGAAGTACATCGAGCCACCACCAAACTTACTCTGTGTCGTGCTTATCTGCGCGTTGCCAGCTGTCTCAAGTACGTTCTTGGCAGTAGCGTCTGTGATGCCAGCGTTGGTGTAATTCAACAGGAGCGATACGGTTCCAGTAATTGACGAAGCTGCACCTGTCCAACCAACAGCCGATGTCGTTACTGGCGAAGTAGGTGGAGTGAAACTTGCGGTAGCAAGAGCCTGACCCTTAATTAGACGTACACCAGCCATATAGCCGGTTAATATTCTTGAGGTTGTATCGCCAGCGACCCCAATAAACAATGTCGTTGTTACGTCGTATGAGTTTGTATTTGCCGTACCACCTGCGTTCAGCAAAGTACCATTGGCGAATAAATAAGTACGACCAGACGCTTTTACAAACGCAATATGTGTCCACGCATTTTGCGGTATTGTGTAAAGTTCCGTAACATCCCACGCAACAGGATACCGCCCCATTCTCAAAGAACCAGATACATAAGCAAAGTCTAAACCGTTTGCTGCGCTGCATATCATGGAAACGTCATTGTTGTTTGGCTTATATAGCCAACACTCAAACGTAAAATCCCCAGTTCCAAGATCAAATGCTGCGTTGTCAGGGGTAGATAGATAATCCCCAGTACCATCAAAATACCCACTACCACCTACAGTAGCTGCGCTGTATGCAGCAGTAGGAGCGAATGGACTGAAGGCTTGGACGAAGCGAGTTCCTAAATTAGACCCATTGTCACCAAGCAAAATTGTCTTTGTGCTTTGAGTGCTGTTATCAACAAATCTGTTTGACTGGCACGTTAGCAACTTTACGTTGGAAGCCGTTGCACTTTGGCTCGTAGTAGTTAAAGCTGTCGTTGCTGGCGTAAATGTTGTCGTATATAACGCCTGACCAGTTGTTACACGGAAATCACTTACGTAGCCAGATAAAGACTGGTTATAACTTGTGTTTGTTCCTATTACAAACGGCGCACTAGCACTTGTAACTGTGCCGCCAGTACCGCTAGTAAGTAGACTGCCATTTCTATAGATAGAGTACGTAGTGCTAGACCGCACAAAAGCCAAGTGATACCAAACACCAACTGACAGACCATGAGCCACTACGGTAACTAACTCGTTTGCCGCCGCATTTCTTAAATAAATGTTTCCGCTGAAAAAGAAACAGGATAATTGACCCGTATCAAACAAGCGATAGAAAGTAGCAGTAGACATTGCGTTTGAACTATTGAAAAAACATTCAATAGTAAAGTCACCACTACCAAAGTTGAAATCTGCTGAACTAGCAGCATAAATATTGGTAAAGTCTGTATTGTTAAAAAATACACTCCACCCCGTCTGACTAAACGGTGAGAACGTACCCTGCGTCGTGTTGCCGTTGCGGGTAATGGTGAAGTTATTGGTAGACGAATCCAAGAACGTGTTGTTCTGCGCGCCGTTCGTACCGTTACCGGGAAGTAATAACGTGACACGGTTAAAGAACTCATCAACAGCAACCGCTACCGACGAGACAGCACCTAGCAGCATTGACATAATCCCACTCATGTCAGCCCCTTAGCTTACGTTGCCAGTTACAACACAGACCGTACCGCTAATGAACAAAACTGTAGCTACACCTCTAGTCGCTAACGTCATCGTATCCTTATCTGTATTCGTTCCAGCAATGTAAGCTGTCGTAATCAAGCAGGTAATCGTAATATTTCCTGTCGTATTGTTAAAGATAGAAACAATGTCACCAGCAGCGAATGTGCTGTTAGGGATAGTGACTGAACCACCAGTACCGACACCGACAAACTCACCGATGTCAGTCAAAGCTAATGTATAGCTTGTAGTCTTGTCCGATCCCGACTGCGGAACATTCAGAAACCCTAAAGTAACTCCACTAACGTCAGGCAACGTCTGTGTGATATTGCTATTAGTGTTAGCAGATTGCAAAGTGTGTGTACCTGTACCACTCGCATTGCCCTGAACTTTTAAGTTACTCATGTTCTTTCCTTAACCAAAAACTAGCCATGAACTGCTAGTAGGCACAGTTACCGATGAACCTGTCGTAATAGTGATTTCACCGTAGCTGATCCCACGATTTCCTGACGTTATCGAATATGCACCTGATACCGTAGGCGTGTTTTCCCATATTGGGAACAGAATCGCATTACCAGATGTTTCTTTGTAAACAGCCCTATCCGCTGGATATGTTACAAAGACTTCCTTAGAGCCAGCAGAGAAGTTAACCTTCGCATCACTATTAGATGACTGTAGAACGGTATCCCGGCTTAACGTACCACTTCCTACCGTACCTATTCCGGTTTCCCACTCGTTCCCTAGAACAATCGCGTAATAGGTGTTGTTGCCGCTACCAATGCCAGCAGCAAACGTCTGATACCCCGGAGAAGCACCGTCTAACGTGACAGTACCTGTACCAGTCGTAGCAGTTGTTTCCTTTACCCGATCATTAACGATGAAAGGCATATCAAGCCAACGTCACGCTAAGGTTGCCACTAGAAATCGTGAAAATATCGCCTGTACCCACAGTCTTAGCCTCATCCAAAGCTGTGTGATACAAAAGATTTCCGCTAGTAGCAGCGTCCAAAATACCGATCCAGCCAATCGTTCCCCATGAACCAGTAGCCGTAGGAAACACGACACTCGCTGAGTTAGTTGTCACACCGTTACTGGGCGCACCAAACGTCACAGCAGTACGAGCATACGAGCCACCAGATACCTCAGTACCTGTGTTCGCATCGGTAGGATCAGTAGTAAATAGACCGACATAAACGATTGCCGGACTGGTATAGCTCGTATTACGCAAGGTAGCGTTAATTAGAGCGTTTTCCAAAAAATTCGACATTTCTGCCATGATTTACCTCACGTTGTAAGACATTGACATAGGTTGACCGCTATATTCACTCGACTGGTCAGACGTATTGATAGCCGCTATCGCACGATCATATAAAGCCGACCATGTTTGCAAACGAGCATCATTCATTAGATACGGCTCTGCCTCACCTAACGACGCATACAGCAACGCATCAGGATAGTTAGCCAAGAACGTATTGCTAGTGTTCGTATCACTCAAGAGCGTAGGCTTAGAGTAATACAACATTTGCAACGTATATGCGGTATCTGGAATAGGGGCTAATTGAATCTCAGAGCCGAGAATCGTATAGTCCACAGGTCTGCCACTCTCAGTCGTTCTGGCAGTCTCGTAGAAGCTATTAGGAGCCTTGTAGCGCAACGTAAACACCGGATTAGTGTTCAGGTGTATATCGCGCATCTCTAGGAAATCAGTCGGTAATCCAACCGTAGAGTCACCGCCAGTCGTTGTCGCTGTGGCAACTACTAGCATCTGACGAGTCCGAATGTCTCGTCTCAGCCGTTCTTCCGCTAACCGGATGAAGTCAGGAATGACGGTAGTTAGATCACTACGAGCTAGATAGCTTGCTACCGTAGTCCTTAATTCAGAATAGTTAGCAAAAGGCATATTATTCCTCTAATTGCTCAAAATCTTTCCATCCGTACTCATAGGTTCCTATGTGTCGAATGTGCATAGACAACTCATGGTCAACGTAGGTCTGGAATCCTTCACCACCAGCCTTGACGCAGAAATAAACATCCTCGCCACAGACTCCATTCTTACCCCATCCAGCATCAAACCAAGGTCTGCCAGTCTTTTCAAATACCTCTTTGCGGATCAGTACAGCACCAAAGCCAATCGCTGTAACTTCCTCAATACCCTCTTTACCACGACTATCGATGTTCTCCCATTTATGGACTAACGTATCACCGTCCATATACTTCGTCATCATCTTAGCCGTAGGTGTTACAGGCTTCCTTCTCGTAGTCGCATTAACGCCAACTATAGGCACTTCACGACTTAGCAGAATAGTAATGATGTCAGGAGGAAACCGCATATCGCTGTCCACAAAGAACAACGCATCACAGCCCTCTTTCAACGCTACCTCTGCCAACTTCTCACGCTGGTCAAATATCAGCGTTCCCGGCATCGTGTAAAGACTTAAACCACCCTTACCATCCTTGCATCGGACAGACGCATCATGTGCAGCCATCTTCGCAAAGTCGAACGCAAATGCCGTGTGAACTTCATCCCTAGCAGGAACGCAAACACCAACTCTCATACTGTACCTCGATACGTTTTCCAGACAGCATTATCAGGATCATTCAGCCACTTGGCAAATCCAACGTCATCTACAATATGAAAGCCTCTCATAATCCCTTTCTGGTTCAATACATCAATCACCGTAAAGGGTATTCTGGCTACATGGTGCAGCTCGTTTAGATGTCCAGTTCTAGCTTTATCGAAATCTAACTGAGCCTTATTAGCCTCAACGATCTCGGTTACATCCTGCTTCGTCTCGATGACAATCCCGCCGTCACCGTCCTCATATACTGTTTGAGTCCGTATCTGGTTACTCATGTAATGTGTGTCCAAGTGCGCCCTATTCTCACTCCCCGAACGCAATTTGGGGATACGCCAAGTTCTCTAGCTATTCCAGCATGACTTAACGTACTTGAACGGATCAGCCTAACCTTTTCCTCGTTAAGCAATGATTTCCCGTTCCTTTCACCTTTAGGAGAAACAACCCGCTTTCTCCCTTTTGCAATCATATCCTGCGTATTTTCCTTTGGAGTACCAATGCCCAAGTGGTGAGGATTGACACAGCTAGGATTATCGCATTTGTGCATCACAAACATACCATCAGGTACATCTGTTTTATTAAATAACTTCCAACTTACCCTGTGAGAGCCATCGTAACCTTGACTCTTTGAGCCTAAAGAAATACGCCCATATCCGTTTTTCTGTATATATCCTGTCCATTGCCAACATTCATCATCAGATTTCTTGTCAACAAAAGTCCAGAATCTTTCTTCCAAACTTCCACGAGCGCACTTCTTTCGCTCAAATGTTCCATAAGTCTTAAATCTAACGTAATGCTTGAAGCACAACCCTAAACTTTTAACTCTTACTGGAACATCACAACCATCAACGGAACACTTCATAAATCCTCCCATAGATAACTACAGGAGGATTATATATCCAAATCCGTTATAGAGCCATGTCAAGATCGGCTATGATGCCATGTGCTGCTTCGTTCTTAACTTCAAGAGTGACTTCAGCCAGCAACTGAGTATTCTCAGAGTCACCAGTTTTAGCCAGATCGTTAGTCTGGAACGGACGCAGATACGCGAGTGCTGCGTATTCTGGATCGAGTACCAGAGCATCACGGTTTCTCATGAATCTTTGAGGGGTGACCTGCATCGTGCCGAAGTCGCTCATATAGACATCAGCCGCGCCAATGATGGTAGTAGGGGTATTCGACGGAGCCATATAACGCTGTGCAGCGATACCAGCAAACGACGAAACCTTCTGCTTACCAGCCGAACCAACCATCAGAATCTTAGGTGAACCACCCGATTCAAATACCTCTGCAATAACAGTTTTCAGCAGAGCTTCGGTGAAAGTACGCTGAGTACCGTCAGTACGAGTCGATACACCGATAGTCGCAGGATCAGCACCGCCAGAACCAACGGACGAGTTAGTCTTGATCCATGACAGCAGCGAACCGAGTTTACGAGCAACGGTAGACGTACCAGCCGAACGACCTTGGTTAGCCAACAGGATAGTTTCCAGATCGCGCTTCAGTTCAGCCGATGCCTTAGCCAACTGATAAGCCTTTTCTGACTTACGACCAGCCTTGTTTACTGTGTCCAGAGTACCCGAAACCTGAACGGTCTTTTGGATGATCTGAGTGTAGTTACCAAGACGAACTGTAGGAGCCAGAGTAGCCGATGTAGCGTCTGCACCTTCAACTGCTGCGTTAGCAGTAGTAGCAGCAGCCAACGAGTCAGTCTGCCACTCGTGATACACGGCAGTAGCTTTAGTCTTACCAACCGAACTCATGAAAGGAGTCTCAGTAGGCGAGATGTCATAGATGATGTCGGTCAAATCTTCCCGCTGACCAATCGCGGTATGTGCTGTATATGTAGGCATGATAGTTCCTATAAGAATCGTTCAAATGCTCTTGCGGCATCACTAACCCTTCCGGTCTGCTTTGCTCGCGCCTTTAACTTATTCAGTTCCTCGTTACCGTCTCTGCTCTTTCCCACACCCGACTTCATAACTTTCGGAGCTTCGTTCACCTTCTTCGTGATGGCAGGTTTCGAGCTTTGCAACTTATCGTATTGCATCGCCTTGTATAACGCTAGAACTGCACGAGAGTCATAAACTCCCGCTAACTCTTGTTCAGAGAACCCTAGTTTGAGTCCAAACTCCCTAAGTTCCCGCTTCATCGCATCACCACGCTTCGGGTCAGCATACTCAGGAATAACCTCTGCCAGCTTACGAGCCTCAGCCTGTATCACAGACCCTAGCTGCTCCTGACGTTCCTGATCCTGCTGCATCGCAATTCGCTGTCGTTCGGCTTGAACTTGAGCTAACTGCTTTTCCCGCTGACTTAGTTCTGCGACCTTAACGGCATAACCGATAGGATCGTTTTCCTTCAAATAGTCCAGATTCTCTGTCTCTGGCTGCTGGTTGAGCATCTGCTCGATAACCTGCAACCGTTCCGCATACTGGTCTCGTAGGTACTTGGCTTCCTCGATACGCTGTCGTTCAGCCTCGACTACCTTACGTTCTTCAGCAACGGCTTGCGATTTCTTTGTATAGTCTGTGCCAAGTTGATAAGACTTGATAAGCTCATCAAGGGTTACATCACGTTCTTCTCCGGCTGCTTTCACCCGGAACGTCTGAGGCTCCTCTTGCTCATCATCGCTATCTTCTTGTTCTACCTCATCAGAATCGTCTGCTTGCGCTTCGTATTCCTCAGATTCGGCTTCGCTATCGTTGGCTTCGGTTTGAGATTCAGGTTGTTCCTGTTCGGAGCCTTCTTCCCCACCCATAAGACCCAAAATAGCGTCAGCTGCACTACCTACATTCAACTCTGGACTACCGGATTCCGGTGTCGTTCCTTGAGTATCGCTCATCTTTTCTTTCCTAAATTATATCGGGAACCGCCCGAAACGGGTTACAAAATCTTTAACCGCTTCTCCTCAATTAGCTTGTCTGACGCTAACCCTTCAAGATACGTTTCAATCGACTCTATTGCCCTCAACTGACGATAAGCAGACTCTCTAACCTCTACCTGACCATAATCGCTAGTTGCAAACTTGGCAATCTCGTTAGACCGGAGTTCTTCCATCATTTCCTGAAAGTTCTCGTCCTTCAGGAGTATCTCAGCCCAGTATGCTTTACTCATCTATTTCTTTCATTAGAACTTAATTCTTTTAATTTTTCCAAGTGATCTGACCCTACAAAAAATACTCCCTTTGGTTGGCTTAACAACCAACGCTGCCTAGATTCATTAGCTTTATCTGCCATTTGTCTTGCTGCGGTATTGCCAGACTCCCACATCAATTTCTCACCACGCTTTAAAAAATCATCAACATTTCTTTCTGTTGCTAATTTTTTACTATCAGATAAGAATCCAGAACCCATAGATTTCAAAAACTTGTTTAACTCATTACGCCCAAATTGACGATCTTTAAAGTAACCTATTTGTTGTTGATTTTTTAACAATGCGTCATAAATTGTATCGTTGGAAACTAAAGCATCTTTTTGTTTATTAACGTCAGTATTTGTAAATATCGTATATAAATACTCAGACGGATATCCTTTTACAGCTTTTGATGCCAAAGTATCCCAAGACCCTTTATATTTCACATCTGGTAATTTATCTCCACCAGAACCTTCATAAAAAGCCCCTGTTTCGTTTACCAACTTTTGAATTTCAATAGGTAATTGAACCTTTTCACCATGCTCTTGTCCGACAAATAACAACCCAGGACGAGGTGAATACGACAATAACTTACCAGATTCCTTGTTTTCTATTTCATCTTGTCCTAATAGACCAACATTAGCCTTAGCACTCTGCTTTGCTCGGTCAATCATTCCAACGATGTCAGATAGTAAGCCAGCCATTATCTGCTTTCCAGCAATCCAATAGGCATCTTGCTAGCAATTTTTTGCTTTACCAATTGATCTAATTTATCTGTAAGTTTCCCACTAGCACCAAAAGACATAGCTACGGTCTCTGCCGCTTGGTCTGGAGACATCCCGCTATTTACTAAATTTACAATTTTATTTAGCGTATTAGTATCATCAGGCAACCCAAACTTTTGAGCAGCTAAAACAAATGTGTCACCACCCATAACTGATGCTGGATAGTAATTTAGCAATCCGTTCATGCAGTCAGATTCCCTAGCTCTTTAATCGCCTTCAGCACAATATCAGCCTGTTTAGCTCTCGTATCCTCATCAGCCAAGTCCATCGCTAAGATAGCCTGTAGCTGCTTAACCGCTAACTCAGCCTCACGAATCCTCATGTCAGCCTCTTGCTGTTGGGCTTTCATGCTCATTTCCATGCCCTTACGGGTAAACTCAGCCTCTAACGACTGACGCTCTAGGTCTAGCTTCGCAGCCTCAATCTCTGCCTTAGCCTGTGTTTTTTCTCGCTCTACCTCAGCAAAAATCTTAGTGGCTTCAGCCTGTTGATCTGGTGCTGGTGGCTGTGGCTGAGACAACTGAGCGTTCAACTCAGGCGAAATCTCGTTAAGGAAAGCGTTAGCATCCTTGAAACCAGACGCTTCAATCATTCTCGCCAACGTATCTCGGTACTGCGCCACGCTAACCAGCGGATTACTTGCGCCGAACTGAGTCAGAATCTGCTCCTGCTTGCCCATAATCATCTGGAGCATAGCTAGTTTCTGCTCACGATCCCCTGAACCTAGACCCACGTTAATGGCTACGTCGTACTGGTTAGTCCACGATCTAGGATCAAACGTAACAAACTTGCCACGCATACGGACAATCTTTGCCTGATCCTGATACTTGCCCAATAGGTGCAGAATCCCCTTAAACAAGCTCTTAACGCCTGTCTCCGCAAAGATACGAGCAATCAACTCCAGCTTGCCAGAGTTCGACTTCATCATCGCAGCAATAGCCGTAGCGGAAACATTGTTCAGCACATCTGGATCAAGACCCTGTTGCTGGTCATTAACACCTGTCCGTTTAGCCTGAACCGAGTCCATGTACTCAAGCAATGGGAAAGCCTGAGCAGTCACCGCAGGAACCTCTACCGGCGTAATCGCACCAGCAGACTTCATACGGATCAATCCACCCGGAGTAGCGTTCAACGCATCATCCAGATTAACCTGACCCTCAACCACGCCTAGACGAGCATTGTTCGTCAGATACAAGTTATCCAGCATCTGTCTCGTAACAGTAGACTTGATTAGCTGGATGTCCATAGTCCGGTCTGCCAACGACTGACCAAAGAACTTATGCGGAATAGGGATAGGACAGAGACTGTGGAACGGAACTAGGTCACATTCTTCGTCATCAAGGATTTCGTTACCCGAATAGGTAATCTTCCGTAGTTCGGCTATACCATCGCCATTAACGTCGATCTGGATATAGCACTCGTAGACCTCAACGACCTGCATCGTGTAGTCAAGGCTTATGTTCTCATCCGGCTGCTCACCCTGAGAAAACCTAGCTACTCGTTCAGGAGTGTACTGAAGGTCATCATAGCTAGGCAAACCTTCCACAATGTCCTTATCGAAACCCATAGCCGTTAGCTCTGAGCGCGTCATCAATCGACGGTGAGCTACAAACGGGCTATCCTCAATGGTTCTTGCAGACTTGCTAATCAGGAATTCTTCCGGCGGTACGTTCTCAATCTTTACACAGCCGTACTTCTTAACCGTCTTGACCTTGACCGTGTACATAGGAATCTGAATAGGCATCCCCATCATATCCATGCCACCATCAAGCATCTCAACCTTCTGGCTAGTCACCTCAATGCTCGGATCACTCAAGAGCAGAGCTAACTCATCCTCAGTCAGGTTCTTGTAAGTTTCCTTGTTGATATCCTCTTTGGCTTCCCAGTACGCCTTGACTACGCCGACCTTCTGCATCAGCGCATCTTTGAACCAGTTGTGCAGGATGATTAGACCGTCGTTCTCACGGTAAAAGACCCAATTACAGTAGTCTGTAGCCTGTCTAGCGGACTCCTCATCGTCTGGAGTCTGAGGCTCAAAGGAGACAATATCCTCGGTAGTCGTAAAGACTCGGATAAGCTGTGGTAATGCTCCGTCAATAGCTTCTGCTACCTCGCCGGTAACAATCTGGCTACGACCTTCTACCTCGTTGCCATAGGGATAACGCAGGTAATACTCTAGTGCCTTAGCACGTTGGTCGGTAGTCTCGGTATCGACATAGCCAATCGCATTGTCGATTTCATTCTCAAGAATACTCTTGATCTGCCCTTCATCCATCTTCATAGCAAACCCCTAAGTTTTGCTCATTATACAATCCATTTAGTCGAAATTGGCAATGCTGTCTGCCATGAAGTATCTGTCTCGTCAAGACCAATCGCTAAGTACCTAAACGAGTCTGCAAAGTGTGATGACCAATCGTGGAGAGGCTTCTCGTAGAATATCTGTCTACGCTCATCATGCTCTCGACGGTAGTTCCGTAGCGCATCTAGTCCGTTCTTGGTTCTCGGATTGAACCAGCATCTAGGCAACATACGTCGCACAGCCTGTATCCCGTCGGCAACGCTAAGTCTCGGAGCGACTGTGATGCTAAGTCCAGCTTCCTCCAGCACTTCCTTGCGACTCTTGCCTGTTCCGAGTTCTCTAACCTGTACGTCATGGGGCAGGATTTGGTCAAACTTCCCATAGTCGTTATCCTTCAACCAGCCGACATACCAGTCCCCAAGCAGCAAAGCTACGGCACAGACCGTCAGTAGGAAAGTCGCTAACACGACCATTGCTCTCAAGATCGTTAATGAGCTTGCCATAGTAAGACCCCTCAACCGCTGCGTTAAAGGAACACTCGAACTCTTGGTTGTACTTGTCTTCACCCATCTCTCGATAGGCAGCTTTAAGCTCGGACTCAGGCAGAACACCTGTCTTACTAGCCTTGAACTCTAGGTACTTCCAGCCTTCCTCAGACTTGGCTCTGTCAGCTAGTTCAGCGAAATGGTTAGCACCTTTAGGAGTGCCAATGAAAGAACACCACCCACCACGGTCGGAAAGAGCAGGTCGGATGATCTCGTTCCAAATTCTCGGATTCTGATCGCCAACTTCGTCGATAACCACGCCATCGAAATACTGACCGCGCAGACTGTCAGGATTATCAGACCCGTAAAGACTAACCCTACGCCCCCAAAAATCAACCCGTAACTCAGCAATGTTGGCAGTTGCATTAAGCGGCCTTGTGTACTCTAGTAGGTAATCCCAAGCGACTCTCTTGGCTTGGGGCTTGTCGCACTCTATCGCGGCTTTGATAAGGTGATTGATTGCGCTAACAGTCTTGCCAAATCTTCTGTGAGCAACTACTACGGTGAACCGATGGCTATCGATAGCTTCGTGTATCTCTAGCTGGAGTTCCCTCGGCTCGTAGCCAATGACTATCTCAGTCACTTAACGTATCCGCAGTTCAGGCACTTGTTGTTCACTAGGAACGCGCTGCATTGTGGGCAATTTACTGGCTTATAGCTCATTTCCGTCCTCCCCATCTCACTATATGTTCTTGGGCTTCCCCATCCTTACCTGTTACCTCTGTCCTAGCTAGCTTGGGTATATGGTACTCAGATAGCTTCTGCATTAGGTCTAGTGCCTTGGCTGGATCAGGCTTTAACCCTAGCACCTCATCTCCCTCAGCTACCCTCTGGAGCCATCTGTCCATGTAAGGCACGTTCTTCTCTAGCAGAGTAGCAATAGCATTACGCACTACCGTAGTACTCTTATTAGGCACTCCTGCGGGTCTTCCCGGCCCTGCTAGGCCTTCACCGATTTTAGGAGTTTCTTTAACCTTATCTGTTTCCATTTTTGCATTACCTCTCAGGTGTCATGCTCTCGCTGCCTAGTAATCCTGCTCCTATTGGTGCTGCCATAAATAGCGGCTGTCCTTTAGAAACTCCTGCCTTCATCTCTGGTGTTATGTCTATGTA